GATATAGTTAATGCTTTAAAACCTATTGAGTATACTAGAATACCAGATGAATCTAAAACACAACATTTTGGATTTTCGGCACAACACGTTAAAGAAGTTATGTTGAGATTAGGATATGGTGAAAATACTATATATTCAGAAGAATATTCTGAGGAAAAAGATGATACTAATTGGGGGATAAAGTTACCTGAATTAATTGCTCCATTAGTGTCAGCCATACAAGAATTATCAGAAAAAATTAAAAAGCTTGAGGAGGAAAAATAATGCCAGACGTAACAATAAGTTTTACAGATGCCCAATGGACAAGAATAGTTGCTGCAACTCCTAGTATAAAAAGAATTGATGAATCAGGAGATGTTGATGCAGCCTATTTAGCAGCAAAATGGAAAGACCAAGTGGAAAAGTGGGTAAAAGCCCATGAGAGTGTTCAAGCCGTATCAGAGTTTTAAATAAATGCCTAAACGTAAACTAACTTCTAGAGAAAGAATACGTAAGTTTAGACGTAAAGACCCTATGATGCCAGCATCAGAAATGGCTAAAAAGCTTAATTTAACTAGAGGTAGAATTTCCCAAATACTTAAAAGTGAGGATATGATTACAGCTTTTCCTCAACATAGTAGAGTATACTATTGTTGGGTATGTAATGATGTCCTAGAGAAAAAGGGAAGGTTCTGCAATTCTGAATGTAGGTTCAAATATTATCGAATTAGAGTTACTTGTGCATATTGTACAGTACCATTCTATCTCAGACGGGGCGAAATAATACAACGACATAATCGTGGATATAAAAATGTCTACTGTTCTAGGACTTGTTTTTACAAAAGTGAGCGTAACGACTAAAAACTTGACATAAGCATTTGCTATATGATACAATCTTCATAATCCGAAGGAAAAAACACTTACATATACGTAAGTGAATAAATATGAGGAGAAATATATATGGTAAATAGATTTGGAAATAATACAAGTAGAAGAGTGTTAGGAGATGTATTCACAGAAATGAATAAAGTTTTTGATACTAATCTTACAGAGGGGATATTACCTTTAGACATCATTGAATATGGTGATTCTTTTAAAATAGAGGTAGCTGTTCCCGGTTTTCGTAAAGAAGAGATGGTAGTTAAAGTAGATGATGGTTCTTTAGTTATAAAAGCAGAAAAAGATACTAATACTACAGAGGATACAGAGGCAAAATATCTTTATAGAGGTATAACTTCCTTTAATTTCTCTAGACAACTACCAAATATTGAAGAGAAGTTTAAAGTTGATTGTGAAGCTATCACATCTGCGTATGAAAATGGTATTCTGACGATTACTATGCCTAAAAAAGCCGAGCTGCAACCCAAAACAGTTGATATAGAGGTTAGGTAATGCGTATATTAGTCATTTCTAGCGTTTTAGCGGGAGCGCATTTTTTTGAAGACTTAGCATTATTACTATTAGGACGGTATACTGAAATAAATATACCGATCCTACTAGTAGCTACAGTTTTATTTAGTATTTTAATTGGGGGGGTATCCCGCAACCCTAAAGTCAAGAGGTTTTTAAGTACATAATGGAAATCAATGACGACTTAATAAAACAATGGGAACCTAAAATAGTGCGTATGCTATCAAATACCTTTGTTATAGGTATGGATTGGGATGATTTAGCCCAAGAATTACGGATAGCTATTATGAAAGCGGCTCATGGGTTTGATGAAGATAGAGGTGTGATATTTCATACATATCTCCATACTTCTATGGTTAATACTTTACGAACTTTAATCTCAAAAGCCCAACGTCACCAGACCCCACTAAGTTTGGATGCCGCATACTACGATAACGAACAACCATTATTAGATCAATTAGCAGATTCATTATCTATTGGAATAGATATAGACAATGATTTAGAATTACGAGAGTTATTAGACTCTTTACATCTATCCGCAGAAGAACGTAAATATATTTTATTGCGTATTGAAGGATTAACAATGGAAGAAATAACAGAAGATTTAAAAAGTTCAGCGTATAAAATTAAAGACACTTTAAAACTTAGATTGGAGTATCTATTACATGCTGGGGAGTAAAAAGCAAGATTTTGGATTGTTTAAAACTCACTTGACAGACGAAACTGCGATCTATATAATTGTCGGTGTAAATCATAAAACTGAGAAAGTTACTCGTTACGGAACGTGTACAACAGTAAATGAAGTTAAAGAAAAGTTAAATCAAATTACAGATCGAGGAATCACCTTATCAGTTTATACTGAGGAAAATCGAACTGTATATAGAGAGGTAAGATAAGTATGGAGAGTTTTGATTATATTGAATCAGGAATTGTTTTTGGGTTAGATTCCAAGAATAATCTACGAACATTTAATAAGCATTCCGTGGATTTTTCAGTTCATGGGGGTGCATATAAATTTGTAATAAAGTATTTTGATGACTATGGGGAGTTTCCAAGTGAATCTACATTAGTAGAGAACTTCCCTAGTCTAGACCCATCAGCATCTTCTTTAAAATGGGAATATGCAACTAAGATATTTAATAATCAAGTATTGTATAGGAATATGGTTGGCTTAATTAATTCTAATAGAGATTTAATTCATACCGAACCTAAAAATGCAATGACTAAAATTATGATGGGGCTTCAAGATTTAGAGGTATTGCATGATGATGATATACAAAGTTATGCAAGAGCGTCTGAGTCTAGGATGGATGAATGGAGAAAACGAAAAGAACGACGTAAATTAGGAGATGGCATTATGGGAGTACCTACAAGTTTCCCTAGTGTTAATGCTACTGGTATTGGTTGGCTTCCCGGAGAATTAATTTCGGTGTATGCTAGACCAACAGTAGGAAAAACGTGGATGTGTGTACATGCAGCAGCAACAGCAGTCTCAAAAGGTTTTAGAACATTATTAATTTCGACTGAAATGCCTGTATCTCAAATTAGTTTACGTACTGATGTTGTTCTAGCTAATATGATGGGATTCAATCTCTCTCATAAAGCAATAAGAGCAGGGGATGAAATAGATGAGGATGAGTACCAACGCTTCCTCGACGCTATTCATGAGCAACAATTATTGATTTGTGATCATATTGAAGGTGCAACTAGTATATCAGTAGAAAATATAGCGGGATTAATTAGAAAACACAAGCCCGAATTAGTAGTTATTGATGGTATATACCTTGTAAATACAGGAGTAGGCAATAGAAAAGCTATGTGGGAACAGTCTCATTCAGTCTTTTATGGCATGAAGAATCTAGCTCAGACAACCAATACTCCGATATTTGTTTCTACTCAGGCGAATAGGGATGCAGCTCACATGTATTCCCCACCTCGTCCTGATCAAGTAGCTTTCGGTGACGCTTTAATTAGAGCCTCAGATGTAGCAATGGCTATGTCTTTAGTCGAAGATGAGGATAACAAACGATTAGTTCAATTTCAAAAGTATAGAGATGGAATTCTCCCAATTGAAACAACCGCAATGATGTGGAATGTCGATAGTGGAGAAATTCACGAAACCACCTTCGGTGGATTATATTAAAGGAGGATAGTAATGAGTTTAATAGATTGGTTTACAGGTTCAAACAAGAATAGCAACAATCATAGTGATGAAGGTATTATTGTACGGAACATTAAAAGTAAAGGCCCAACTGCTGAATCAGTAGCACTCACCGTAGGAGATATTCGTAGCGGTAGAGTAACAGACACTACTGGATACACTAGTGACGTAGTTTTATTTCTACGCAAGGGGAAAAAATAATGGATTGGGGCAGTATCTTATTGGACATGGGAATAGATACACCGTCTGATCGAGATGAATTTCAAATTCCTTGCCCCTTCCACGACGATTCACGACCTTCATGTTCAATTAATGTGGAAAAGGGTATGTGGATTTGTTTTAGGGGTTGTGGGCAAGGTAGTTTGAAGTCTTTTATAGGACAGTACTTAAACTTTACATCGGATGAAGTAGAAGAATATCTACTAAAAAACGGTATACAGATTGAGCTTTGTTCGTTTGATGGCTTTGAAGTTGAAGATGGTGATCTAGACGAAGTTGAAATACCTTACCAAAAGGGATACGTCCCCGATTGGATTTTTAAACGAGGTTTTGATAAGCAAACATTATTAGAGTGGGGGTGCGGAATAGATAGTTATAGAAATCTTGTTATTCCCATTCATGATGTTGCTAATAGAGAAGTGGGATGGGTAACCCGACAATATAAACAAGAACCCAAATATTTATATTCTAAGGGTCTAAAGAAATCTAAGGTTTTATTTGGCAGTCATAAAATATCTAAGTGTGATTTTGTCTGTATTACTGAAGGTACTCTGGATACTATGTGGTTAAATCAAAATGGTTTTAACTCTGTAGCATTATTAGGGGCGCATATGTCTAAAATCCAAGAGGAACTTTTAGTGAAACTACCAACAAATGAATTAGTATTATGTTTAGATAATGATGAGGCAGGGAGAATGGGAAGCGAGAAAATTAGTGCTTGCATCTCCAAACGCTTTGTGGTATCATATACGCAGTTGCCAACTGAATATAAAGATGTGCAGGACATTAGAAATAAAGAACAGTTACAACAAATAATAAACACAAGAACATTTTGGTAATATAAGGAGGAATTTATTATGACAAGTGGTATATCAAGAATAGCACAAAAACAAGAGAACGCAGGAAGTGGAAATTCGGGGGGAGGAACTCCCGGAAGAGAAGTTTGGTTTAGAGATGGAGATCAAGCATTTCTATCACCCGTCGCAACAGGCGAAGAAGGTGATGAGAAGTTTGATGAAATATATATGTATACGTATAGAGTGGATAATCGTTGGACAAATAAACTATCTGACGATGGAGTAGACACTAGTGATATCCCTGAAAACACTAGACCCGCTCATAAGTTTGCTTTTTGGGCATATGTACATGAAATCCTGCATCCAGAAAGACGAAACGAGTCATGGATGGAAATACAGGGGCCAAGTGGAAGAAAACTATATAAGGAAGAAGTTAATGATTTCAGAGTTGTTGCTTTAACCTTTGGACGATCAAATTACATATGGAACCAGTTGGTTGATATTTACAATGATTGGGGAACCTTGAATAAAGGTGTACTGAGAATTAAAAGAACTGGTACTGGAATGTATGATACGTCCTACACACTAGCAGCAACTGCTCGTGGTGAGGAAATACCTGACGATAAATTGGCAGAAGTAGACGACTTGCCTACTATTAAAGGGTACTTTAGGGAACGATATAGTGGTAATCCCGCTCCGTCTTTAAACGGAGTAACTAATGCCGAAGTCGTGAACCTTACGACTGACAAAGAAAATTTGTTCAGTTAATATGAGCAGACAAGATACGGAGCAAGGTTTAAAGGGATTTTACTGCTCTTTCGTGGCAAGGCTTGCTGGGAGGGCTACACCTGAAAGCCCACCAAGGAGAATAAATGATAGTTGATAATGAACAAAAATATAAAGAAGCTATGGATAATTTACTCTCCTCTAATACATGGATAGTAGACGTAGAAACAAATGGATTAGATTATTTTGGGATGAATCAAATATGCGGTATTGGCATAGCATTGAATTGCGAAGGCATAAATAGTTCCGCATATTACTTCCCCTTTAGACATCAACAAGGAATAAACCTACTTCCTAAATTCTTAATTGATCTTATGCAATATATGAACCAGAGAGAGGTTTTAATTGGTTACAACATTAAATTTGATTTACATTTCTTAGAACAGGAAGGTTTAGATGTAACTAATATTGAATTAATTGATGTATTAGTAATGGTTAGATTAACAGAACCCGCTGTAGTAAAGGATTTAGATTTAACAAGTACTTTAAAACGTAGTTATGGTGAAGAAGCAGGAGCTTATGATATTGAAACAAAGAAAATATTACGATCTAATAAATGGAATAAAGACTTTTCGTTAGCACCGCCAGACATACTCGGCCCTTATTGCATAAAAGATGTTGAATGGACTGAGAAATTATATAGAGATCGATTAGCAAAGCTACAATCCACGGATCAAATTAAGATTTTTGATATGGAAAAAGCTTTAACGAAAGTTTTATTTAATATGGAAGATGCTGGCATTTCAATAGATAATAAATATGCAGAACAAGTAATGGGTAAAATAGAACAACGAAAAGGGGAGATTGAAACTCAAATATATAAAGATGTTGGAGAGTTTAATATAAATAGTACAGCACAACTAGGAGAAATCTTTAATGATAACGGTATTTTTTCTCCTGAAAAGACACCAAAAGGGAAACAATCTTGGGGTGAAGCAGCATTAATTCAAATTAATCATCCACTCGCAGGATTAGTTAGACAATACAGAACACTAGAGAAATTACGATCTACTTATATAGAACCATATTTAGAAAAACCTGTTATGCATACATCCTTTTGTAATTGGGGAACCTTAACTGGAAGATTATCTTCTCGTGAACCCAACCTTCAAAATATTCCACGTAATTACTTCAAATTATCTAATGAAGAGTTATCAAGTGATCAATTACGAGATGTACGAACTAGAGTATCGGCATTGATAGCTTCTAAAGGTGGAACAACGCAAACTGAATTATCGGATAAAGTTATTCAAACGTGGGGTTATTTAGGGGATGAATACTATGATGAGAAAGATAAGACTCAGATAGCTATACGTAGATTGTTTATATCTCGTCCAAACAAAACCCTAGTTGGTTTTGACTATTCGCAAATGGAAGTTAGGGTTTTTCTGAGTTATTTGAAGAATGATGAGATTGATGAACTCTTAAAAAGATCAGATACTGATTTTCATGGGGAAGCAGCAAAATTAGCTTTCAATGTAGAGGAAGAATCTAAAGATTTTAAATTTTATAGACAGATGGCTAAGGCTATTACGTTTGGAACTATATATGGAATTGGGCGAAATAAGTTAGCCGTACAGTTAGGAACGACTCCAATTGAAGCAGGGCGATATAAGAAACAATACTTTGCAGGATTGAAAGGATCAAAAGAATTCTTTGATTCTGTCGTTAGTACTGTGGAGAATAGAGGGTGGATACGCAATAGATACGGACGATTATATAGAATTAAGAAAGAGTTAGGTTATAAAGGAGTTAATTATCTTGTTCAAGGTACAAGTGCAGACATTTTAAGTGAACGAATGATTGCAGTATCTGCTTATCTAGCCGATAAGAAGAGTAATATGTTGTTGCAAGTACATGATGAGATTATTTGTGAGATAGATAACTCTGAATTAGAAGAGGTTCCTAATCATATTAAATCATTATTAGAAGAAAATAGTTTAGATATACCTTTATATGTTGATATGGAGAAGTGTTCGCCATCATGGGCAACGAAAAAAGACTTTATGTATGAAGCAGTCGTAAAAGAATCATGCGAAAATTATATAGATTGGGAGTAATAATATGAAAAAGACAAAAATAGTTGGGATTGTTGCAGGAGTAATCGGTGGAGCGGCTGGAATAGTTGGAGGTGTATACGCTACCTATAAAGCTAATAAACGTTATAAAGAATATAAGGATTTAAAAACAGAGATAGATGCCATTCCACATCCAATAGAATATAAAGAAAGTAGTTATCCATATGACAGAAAAAGTTAATACACCACATGGAACAGCGTCTTTAAAAGATAATTCTCAATGGGGAGATAAATTAGAAATAGCTACAAAAATACAGGATTTACATGCTAGGATAGGAGAGATTCAAGATTTGTGGTATAGAGCAGACGAAACTAGTAAAGGACATAAGGAATTATATTCAGAAACATTAGATAATGTAGTACGTTTAGCTGCTTTTGCATCAGGACTTGGAGCAGACCTACATGTTTATGTATTAAATAAGGTTCAAAAATGGGAGAAAGAAGATGCGTCAGAGTGATGAAACCTTTGATCAGGCATGTCGTAACATCGCTTTAGAGGTGGCTAGGACGGTCATAGAGAAGCATAAAGACTATGGCCCTGATAACATATTAGTTTTCAAAGAACAGGGCTTAATCGTCCGCCTATGGGATAAAATAGGTAGATTGAAACATCTATTGTGGGAAGCAAAGCAACCTAAACACGAAGCGATAGAAGATAGCTTTACTGATTTGGCAGGATATGCTATAATTGGTTTAATGTTACAAAGAAATTGTTTTACATATAAATTAGAGGAGGAATAGTATGGCAAAAGTAAGTATGCATTTAGGGTTTACATTTCGTATAGGAGACTTGAGTACAAATCAATATGCTCGTATAGATGTAAATGTAGATCAAATCGATACCGGAGTCCCGGTTGACGTACAGTTAGCTGAGGTTAAAGATACCGCTAATCAAATTTGGGGGTATATGAAGGAAGAAGTCGATAATAAAATAATAGAGGTATTAGATGAAGGATCAAATAATTAAAAACGAGGTTACTAGAGCAATAGTTTTAGAAGCAGTCTTAGGAGAAAGAGAACGTCAAGACCTAATGTACGGTAACCAATCAGGACATTCTGATGAATATTGGAATGTTATAGCAACCGAAGAGAATGGAGAGGTAGCACGAGCTATTTGGGAGCAGGATGATGATAATATGTATGAGGAGATTATTCAAGCCTGTGCTGTATATTTTGCATGGGCAGAAGCAATTCATCAACGTAAGGAGGCTTAAATGAAAAATAGTGCTGAAGAAGTAATAGAATCTCTATTACAAAATAAAACAATGAATTTAAGGAGGGGTAATAGCGATGAATTTTCTTTTGGAAGAATTCCTTTCAATATCCCTGTTCTTGATAATCTTACTGGTGGTGGCATACCTAAAAAGAGAATGACTATTTTGTACGGGCCAACTAACGTAGGCAAGTCATATTTAGCATCTCAAGTTGTCGCAAACGCCCAGAAAAATGGGGGGACTACAGCATGGATAGATACCGAACTATCTTGGGACTCAGCTTGGGTCGAGAGATGTGGTATAGATGCATCTAAAGTTATGGTAGCCCAACCAATTAATGGTGAGGAAGCAATGGATACTACTAGAGAATTAATGAGATCAGGAGTAGATGTTATAGTTTTGGACAGTATTGCAGGACTTGTACCTACAGCTGTCCATAATGAAGACTTTTCTTATAATCCAATGGCTTGGCAAGCACGATTTGTAAACAGTTCTTTGCCGAGAATACTACCCAATCTAAAACATGGTTCTGCTTTAGTAGCAATTAATCAAGTTAGAAGTAGTATAGGGCCGGTAGCTTTAGATAATATGCCCGGTGGATTAGCTCAAGCCTTCTTTGCCCATTTCTTACTACAAGTTAGGAGGAGTGGTTGGATTAAAGAGGGTACACAAAATGTAGGTTTTGACATGGAAGTTCGTTTACGTAAAAGTAAAGTTGGGGGAGAGAATTGGAACTCCGCTACTGTACCCTTTAGAGTAGAAGGTGGCATAGATGTTACCGAAAGCTACATTAGAGACGGGATTGAAGCCAAGTTGATTACCCAAGCTGGCCCGTGGTATACTTATAAAGACCAGAAAGCTATGGGTTTGAACGGAGTACGTAAATTATTCTCAGAAAATCCTGAGTTGTTTGAGGTACTTAAAAGTGAACTTGCGACCTAAAGACCATACTGAACAAGAGAGACATATACAACATTTATTAGATGAGTCTGGTTTGCGTTATGATACGCAGTACTCATTCATTAATTATATTGTTGATTTTTGGATCGCAGAGCTTGGATTAGTTATCGAGGCTGACGGTGTTTATGGTCATCTTAAAAAAAGAGACACTAAACGAGATATGGAATTAATGCAGATAGCACAAATAAAGAATGTACTGCATATTAAAGAAACAAAGAAGGAGGAAATTAAGGAAGTTTTATGGCAAGCATTAAACAACTTGTGAAGCAACAGAAGAAAAAGAAGCCACGAGCTAAATCTTCTAAGCCACGAGTAATAAATCAAGATAGATGGTTTTTAAAACAGATAGATAATGTACTAGGATACAGTAGACCGTGGAAGGCGGTTCAGAAATTCTACCCATCAGCATTAGGTAATCCATGTGATAGGTATTTATATTTTGCCTATCATGGCGGACTACCAACACAGAAAATTAATCCACAAACGCAACGTGTTTTTGATACAGGTGGAGCTTTTGAGACTAGGATGGAGAAATATTTAAGGAAAGCCGGGTTATTTATAGCTGCGGAGCAAACATTAAAATTTGACAACCCTCCTATTTCAGGACGGTACGACTTTCTTATACGGTATAAAGATGTTGATAGAGCTATAGTTGAATTAAAAACTATTAATACACGAGGGTTTGAGAATTTAATTGATAAACCTAAACCCGAACATACGATACAATTACAAATATATTTAAATCTAATAGGTTTAAAGAATGGTATAGTTGTATATGAAAATAAAAATGATCAAGATATGAAAGCCTTTAAAGTAACGAAAGACAAGAAAATATGGGATGAGGTATTAGAAAGATGTATTCGTATTATGAATATGACTCCTAATGAAGTTCCTATTACATGTACAGGAGAATTTTATTGTGCTTGTAGGGAGGTAAAAGATGAAAATAGAAACAAAGCAAACAACATGGAGTCCAATTAAAGCGTTAGCAAATGCAGAAAATGAATTACGAACATTAAATGTTCCAGAGTTCAAAACAGATTTATCTGATAGAGACGATTTAGAGTTTGCAAATTTAATGAATCAAGATAATCGTAAATTAGAAGAGTTCTTAATTGCTTACGGAGGGTATAAAGCATATTTAGAAGCACAAGTTGCTGATTGTGAAGCCAAACGTAAAGCTTTAGAAGCAGCTTTTGAAGAAGGTTATGCCACCGCTATTTATAGAATAGCAGAAGAACGAGAAGAAGAAGGACATAAAAAATTAACTAGGGAAGAAGTTAGGGGAGCAGCATTAAGTAGGTATGCTTCACTAAAAGAACTACGCCAAGAAGTGATAGAACAAGCAGCTTTACACCAGAAAATGGGTGGGGTATTAAATGCTTATAAATCAGCTTATGATGCCGTCTCTAGGATAGTAACCTTGAGGACATATGGCGAATCAAGAAATAATTAATAAATATTATTTAGGTTTAGACTGTTCTAGTAAAGCAATTCATGGCGTAGTGATTGATCAGAATGAAGAGATTATTGCTCAATATAAATGGGGTAGTAAATCAAAAGATTTTGAGGGGCGGTTTCACCAATTTAGTAGGGAATTTTTAGCCGAACTTAGTACAATAAAACATACCCTTTTATTAAGGAATAATATGTTAGCGGCTGTAGAATCAGCCATCTTCATACAAAATCCAAAGGCTACTATTTCCATCGCTTCAGTAATTGGAGTTGTCCGTTTTGTCTGTGATATATTAGAAATTGATTGTTGTTTTGTAGACAACACAAAATGGAAAAAGGATATTGTAGGAAAGGGAAACGCTTCTAAAAAAGAAATTAAACAGTATGCAATAGATAAGTGGGGTGAAGTGTTTACAGAACAAGACTTTGCAGACGCAGCGTGTATTGCATTATGGAAGAAACAGGAGGATATAAATGGAACCAAAGAATAGCCCAGATCAGATAAGAATTCAATACAATGAAGAATATCATGAACGGTTGGAATACGAAGATAGATTACCTGAAGGGGTAACTGAAGAGGATATGAAAAAAGAATATGGTAAGATAGTTTGGTGTGACTTTAAAGATTGTTTTTGGAATCGTAGAATCGAGGATTATCAACGAACTTATGGAACAGTTCAAGGAAATAAAAACTATAAACCAATTAATGAACAGGAAGCAGTATTCTCACGAATATGCGGACGAGAAGATGAGATAGTATTAAAGTTTAAAACTGTACGAAATACATCAGGTGGTAAAGTAGATGTACCTTATTGTTATGTTGCAGCGAAAAACGGCAAGTTAGGCCACATAGATTTCTCTAGGCTTATGCAATCGGACGGTTCACCGTATGGTGGAAACATAGATTCTCAATCTGCGGATAAGTATGGTGGTACTGAAACATTTGGAGCAAGGTAAATGCCTAAGAAATTACCTGAAGAGGTTAAACTTAAAGCGTTAGAGTTATATTTATCAGGAGATAATACCGCAGATACTATCTCTGACAAACTAAGTAAAGAATTTAATGTGAAGGTAGCAACTTCAACAGTTTATTCATGGATTAAGTTAGACGGGTGGAAGGATACTAAATTAGCCACCCGTGCTAATGCTATAACAAAAGTACAAGAGTCCGAAACACAGCGATACGCTAGATTACAAGAAGAGCATTTAAATGAGTATGAAGCTCTACGACACAAAGCTGTAAATGAATTAGGGACTTTAAATTTTAATCGTGCTTTTGATGCCGCTAAAGCATTGGATTTAAGTATTCAAGGGGAGCGGCATGTAATGGAAGGTTTAATTAATCTTCAATTTGTACAGGATGTTATGTCAGTATTAATTGACGAGATTCAAGACCCAGATTTGCTACAACGAGTAGCTTTTAAATTAAAAACATTAGTACAAAAGGATGGAGATGGTTAAACCAAATGATGTAACAACTTTTAGCAAAGCTTTTGAATTATTATCGGAGGGCTTAACGACCCATACGTCAACTCGTGTCGGTAGTTTTTGGGAGTTTTTACGGGATATTTGGTCACAAGGATTCGATCATCCCGAATATTTTAAAGCTTGGCATATAGGAGTTATTGCAGAGGATATAGAACAATGTTTACAGGAAGATTTAAATTATGTAGCTGTGTTACCACGGTTTCATTTTAAGTCAACTATATTAGGACATGCCTTTAGTGTTTGGAGATTGTTACAGTCTACACGAGACATGGCAGTTTTATACTTATCATATAGTGATGGTATGGCTAAATATCATATCTCTGAAATTAATAAGGAAATCGCAAGAAACCCTATTCTTTCAGAAATGATGGTAAATAGAACTCCAAAAGCTGATTATTCATGTAGGTATTATTTACAAAATAAACCAATTGAAATTATGCATGGAGGATTATTTTCTTTTAAAAGAGGTTTACATGTTAATGGAGCCTTAATTGCTGATGACGTTTTACGTGATCCTGAAAACCCTTTGAACATGGGACAGATTACAAAAGTAGAGGATCACTTTATGACAGAGAGTTTATTCATTCCGCTTAAAGGAGTTCCTACAATTGTATTAGGAACACCTATGATGCCGGGTGACCTCTTGACAGTATTGCAGAAAGATGATAGATTTAAATCAAGAATATTACCAGCTTTAGACCCCGCTCCAAATAGGCGAGTTCTAATGCCAGAGTTATATTCAGAAGATTGGTTATTAACACAACAGAAGGCACGACCTAAATCGTTTGCTTCCGAGTTTTTGTTAGTACCCCATTTTTCAACTGAATCATATTTTAATACAGAGGATATAGAAAAATTAGAAGACCCAGAGTTGAGGAATTTACCTACAACTAAACCGTATACAGAGTCGGTTGACGAACAAATATTCGCTGGGTTTGATGTGGGGAAAAAGAGACATCCATCACATCTCGTTATTTTCAGAAAGATTGGAGATAAAGTAGAGCAGATACATCAATCATGGTTAGATGGTTGGAGTTATTCAGATCAAGTAGAGTATCTGAACGAAGCGGCAGAAAATTTTAATATTACACGAGGATATATAGACAATACTCGTGGAGAGTTAGAAGATAGAGGACTAGACCATAAATGGCGTTCCATGTCGTTTACATTAAAATCTAAGAATACGATGGCTCATATATTTGAGCAGTTCGTACATTCTGGGAATTTAAAACTGCTTCAAGATGAACGACAAAAATCGCAGATTTTATCTGTAAGTAACGAATTGAAAGCACCCGAAACACCTATGGGACACGGAGACGCATTCTTCTCAGTTGCAATGGCATTACAAGCATGTCATGAATTATCGCAAGATGTTTATACAACAGTAGGGAGTGCTACAGATTGGCTAGAGGCGGTATCGCCCGGAGAACAATCAGCACCAAAGGCAAGTGTACAAATAGAAGCCACATTACGTGGCAAAAAAGACGGAATAAAAGATTTAGAATCAGGAGAAACTCAGTTATCATGGAATGATACAAAACAAGTTGGGGCAACTGCTCCAAATCCTGACTGTCAAGAAGGCATCTGTGTCGAATCGTTTTGGGTTACAGAAAACAATTTATGTCTCTACTGTGGATATCGAGGATAATTTTAAGGAGGATTTTTATACATGACAACTACGTTAGAACCACATGCTGAAACTGTGGCGAGAAATCGTTACTACCTAAAAAATACTAAAGGGGAAACTATTGAAGATGGAAACGCTTTATTTAGTCGGGTGGCTGAAGCCATTGCGAAAGTTGAAGATGATTACTTTACTTTACCTGTTGAAAAGGATTTACTTAAACAAGAGTTTATAGATATAATGGAGCGGTTAGAGTTTATTCCTAACTCTCCAACTCTAATGAATGCTGGAACTGAACAAGGAACTTTATCAGCTTGTTTTGTATTACCTCTTGAGGATAGTATGCAAGAGATTATGAAAACGGCACAAGATATGGCGATGGTTCAAAAGTTTGGAGGAGGAACAGGATTTTCATTATCCCGTTTACGTCCTACAGGAACCAGTATTAAAACTACTCATGGTAAGGCATGTGGCCCTATTGAAGTATTAAAAACACTTTCACGAGTATCTTCTATGGTAACACAAGCAGGAAAACGAGACGGTGCTAATATGGCAGTCATGTCAGTTTATCATCCCGATATCCTTAATTTTATTGACTGTAAAGCAACTGAAGGGGATATTCATAATTTTAATATTTCTGTTGGTGTTGACTCTCGATGGATGAAAATGGTTGAACATGACATGTCGTATGGATTAATTGATCCACACACTAATCATCTAGTTGATATGTTATCAGCTCGATACGTATTTACAAAAATTGTTGAGGGGGCGTGGAGGAACGGAGAACCCGGAATGATTTTCTTAGACGAAGTTAATAAAGATAATAAAGTTTCAGAACAATATGGAGAAATGATTGCAACTAATCCGTGTGGTGAACAACCACTTCTTGGAAACGAGTCCTGTAATTTAGGATCAATTAATGTAGCTAAATTCTATAGATCAGTACCTAGCTATGACGCATCGGGACTTGTGTCGGAGAATATAGATACATCATGGGAAGAACACATCAACTGGCAACGATTAGCTAAAGTTACAAAATTAGCTACTAACTTTTTAGATAATGTAATTGATGCAAATTATTATGCCACCCCTGAAATTGAACAGATGACCAAATCGACACGGAAAATTGGGGTGGGAATTATGGGATTTGCTGACTTACTTATACAATTAAGAGTGTCTTATAATAGTGAAGATGCACGAAAGATCGCAGGGATACTCATACAATTCATAACACAAGAAGCTGATCTAGCATCTCTTGATCTTGCAGCAAGACGGGGAACTTTTCCTGCATGGGAACAAAGTTCTTTTGATCATGTAACTGAAACATATAGAAATGCTTGTCGCATGACTGTTGCACCAACGGGAACCATTTCCATGTTAGCAGATTGTTCATCAGGTATTGAACCCACTTTTGCCTTAGCGTGGAGAAAACAGAATATTTTAAAAGAGGAAACTGGAGAAGCTCAAACTTTAACGTACGTTAATAAATACTTTGAACAAGAAGCTAAAGATCGTGAATTCTATTCTGAAGACCTTATGACGTATTTAGCTGAGGGTGGTAGTTTGCAGGATCGAACTGATGTTCCGAATGATATAAAGGAGATTTATATTACATCACCAGAATTACTTCCTGAAGAACATGTTTTAATGCAAGCAGCTTTTCAATCATATGTTGATTCAGGTATATCTAAAACTATTAATATGCCTAATGATGCAACAGTACAGGATGTATGGGATACGTATATGTTGGCATGGAAAACAGAATGTAAAGGTATTACTGTTTATAGGGCTGGAAGTCGAGAGAAAGAAATTCTTGTGAAAGGGATTAAAAATGAGGATGTAACATTTGATTGTTGCGAAAACCCAAAGATTATTTATGAGAGTGGTTGTCATAAGTGTTTATCTTGTGACTGGAGTGCCTGTGAAATTGCATAATTCTGAGTTATCTAGTATAATAAAATAGGGAATTTATCTATTCCTAGTACTGAAAGCGAGGTGAGAACATGATACAACGGTTTTTAAAGAGTATTTTATCAGTTATAGCAATACCTGAAATTAAAATACCGACTATTAAGTTACTTAAGATTAGTTTTAGCTCGCCAAACATTACCCTACCAAAAGTAAAGATACCTGTTAAGCAGATGACTAAAACATTGGGAGTGGTAAATACAGCATTATTAGTATTAATGGGGAGTTTTGGATTAATATGTTCATACATTAATCCGATTCCGACACTTGCCCCTTATATACAGCTTAGTATAGCGAATAAATTATTTGATTTTGTTATTTATTTACAGGCAAATATAATACCTACAATTTCTGCATCGTCAGGTTTAATTGTTCTTGGATTATTATTGCACGTAGGTAATTTTAAAGCGTGGTGGAAGACTATTAAAGCTACACCAATGGTTATTGTAAGATCACCAATTAAAGCGTATCGAAAAATAACAGTCTGGAGAAACTGGCTGCTGGTTAAGATAGAATATTTAAATTCTGAATCAGCGAAATGGAAAACAGCCTTTAAAATTGTAATGTCTCCTTATTCTTTCTTGAGAATGATGGGATTAAGTCCACAAATGGCTATAGGCTTGTTAGCACTTGGTGGTACGGCGGGTACTGGAGTCGTTGTGAATGAGACGGTTTTAGCGGACAGAAGTTTCACAAATGGAGATAGTGGAATATACGCTGCTCCTGCTCTGAATCCTTCTCCTACATTGGAACAAACAATGGCATGGAGAAAAGAAAACAAAGAAGATAATACGTTAAGAATAGTTTTAACGGACACTCCTGTAAGGGAGATTAAGATTGAAAATGTAACAGTAGGTACGGTTTATACCGGGTCTGCGATACCTTCATCAGCACATACTTCTGCTGGTGGTACTGCGGCTGCGGCTACAGCAGTATTAATTGGAGGAACAGTAGTAACTGGAGAGAATGCAGTTCCCACTTTTCTAGAGGTAGGCGAATTACTGATCGAGAAGTCGAGATGTACGTTTATGTATTTCGATAATATTACGGCGCATACGATTAACGTAATTGGAAACGCCTCAGACGGGCAGTCGATTAATCAATCACCGGGAACCTCAAGAATGAGAGCAGTCGGTGGTGGACATCATCAGGCTGAAGCGATGGTGACTTCGGGCGGATCATATGATAGAATACATATCGATGCCCCAACCTCATCGAAAAATGGGAAAATAGATAAACTAACCCTTTCAAATTTATTTACTGAAGGGGGCGCATGTGTATTTGACCGGATGAAAATCGGCACATTAACTATTAAACTTAATGAGATAGGAGGAGGCGGTAATGCTGGTGCGGCTGATGGATTTGCTACTAAGGAATTTAAAATTGCCGAAAGTGTCACAGCAGCCAACTGGAACGTTTCTGATAACGTTGAGGTAACTATTGCAGCACCAACTGAGACGGTGACTAACGAATAAAGGTGACACAATGGAGCCAAAAAATTCAGATTTATGGGGGCTGCTAATACAATCGACAGTCCTCATCGCAGTCTTATTATTAGTAGGCGTTATTGTAATGGAGGGATTAAATGGCTAGAAGGAACTGGACAAAGTGTAAGTGTGGTGTTAAACTACACGTAAAGAAAGAACGTAGAGTATGCTACGTATGTGAACGCAAACAACGAAAGGAGACATAATGGCAGATATAACAATATTCACATCTAATGGTTGAGGCCCGTGTATGGCAACCAAGTCTTGGTTAAAAAGCAAGGGACACTCTTTTACAGAGTATAATATCTCAGAGAATGTAGAATATGCAGATAGATTAGTACAAATGGGTTATAGAGTAACACCAGTAGTGGTTATAGGAGGAGATACGATAGTGGGATTTAGCCCACAGAAACTAGCAGCAGCTTTAGAATAGAAAATAAGGAGTAGAATAATGATAGGAAATATGTTAAGAGATAGAGAAGTACAATATGTAGCGGTTAAAGACGATCTTACAAATACGTGGCGTATATTAGATACGTGGCACGAGGATTTAAAGTCTTTACAACCTGAAGATGAAATTGATGATGAAACTGAGGCAGTTAAAATTCTAACAGAAGGTGAATTTATATCAATCGTAAAAGAGGCGGCACGGACAGGAATTTTAGCGAATGCAAACTTTGGTAACGAAGAAGAATATAATGCAATGGTTACTGAAAAAAATGCAGAAATTCAAGATTTACGAGTAAAATTAGAAGCCGCAGAACTTAATACAAAAAATCCTGAGATTATCAGGGAGCCACGATCTGAAGAATATGAATTAAAAGAGAAAGCTATGAATTCAATTCTTAAACTAGTATCTATGGCGGATATGACTAATTTAGGTAGGGAATAAAATATATGAAATTATCAGAATATTTACCAGAAGTGCCACAACTAGCACAACAATTAACTAATCTGAATCAACAGATTGATATGATGCAGTTAATGAAAGGTGCTAGTGGTGCTGAAACTGGATCGGCTCCAAGTATAGGACTTGATCATGTGGTCAATACTTGGGTACGCCATCAAATGGCTTATCGACAACAATTAGTTATGGACTTACAGACTATTGTTATGTCAGTACAGGAAATACGATCACCTTTAAACCATATTACAAATGAGGTTTTTAGGAGAGGCTTAGAATGGAAAGCTTTAACAGATAATCCTGAAACTGAAACAAAAGAGGCACTTGAAAAATTTCTGAAGAATTGTAATATCTTCTCTCAAAGTTTTGAAGAAGTTATGAGACAATTCCATTTTGATTTAAACTCGATAGACGATGCGTTTTTATATTTAGCTAAGGAGTATTATAGTGATGGAGATGTCCTCCGATCCAAAGTTAAAGAGATCAGACGACTCAATCCAGCTTTGGTCGAATTCGACCTTGACACGGCTGGCTTACCTAAAAACGCACATTTTATATGCCCAATCCATAGAGAAGAACTCTCAGAAGGGCCGGGAACATGCGAAGAAGGTGGTTGTAAGAGAGAGATGCAAGCAGTCATGTATAAGTACTATCATAGAAATCAACACATGTATATGTTGGAACACGAAGTTATACATGTATCTAAATTCTCTCCTTCGGAAACTTATGGTTGGAGTCCGATCCTTACGGTTTTTGAAAAAGGATTAACTCTTATTGGTATGGATAAAAATCTATACCGTTATTTCTTTGAAAGGAAAATGCCCGCTTCCATGATTATGGTAACAACTGATGATCCTGAGAGTCTACGTAGAGAAAGAGAGCATATAGCAGCCCAAACTCGTATAGACCCTAACTTTATTCCAATGGTAGCTGTTTCAGCTAGAAGTCAAAGAGGTCGAGTAGACCTTGTACGACTTTTCCATACACTACAAGAAATGGATTATCTTCCTGTAAGAGAAGAAATACGAGAACGTATCGCAGCTATGTGGGGTGTAACTCCTGCATGGCAAGGCGCACCTGAAGCATTTGGGGGCTTATCGACACAGACTCAACAATTAGTTGTTATGAGTCGTGTTGTTGAATCAGATCAACGATTAATACATCAAAAAGTTATTCCTGCTTTATTGGACGCATTCGGCGTAACTGATTGGACATTAGAACTACCAAACCCTGAAGAGAAAGCTGAAGCTACTAAGATTAGTTTTATTCAGCAAAGGTCGCAAGTAATGCAAACCATGTCTCAACTAGGCTTTATGTTTACATTAAAAGAAGAAGGCGTTCCAATGGAAGATGCCGAATTTATTATTAGTGGCGATATGGTTCCAGCTGCTCAAATGCAAGCTGAACAACAAGCTATGCAATTGGCTCAACAGGAACAGCAATATCAAATGGCTCAAGCTCAACAGCAAATGCAGGAACAGCAAATGGGAGGCGGTGAGGAAGGTCTTCCTGCTCCTCCGGGTGATGAGGGAGCAACTCCTATTCAGGCAATGCTTAAAGCTGATGGGAAGTTTGAAGGTCGTACCGCAGGACGAACTCCTGACTGGCATGATAAAGCTCCTAATGAAGAACGTGATATTGATGAATATGCAGAGGCACGAGCCAAGAAAGCAGAGAATCGTCAATTTGGATATAAAGAAGTTGGCGGGGCTATGAATAAAACATGGATGGGAGACTTAATGCAAAAAGGATTTTCTAGTCCAGTTGTTAAAGAGGTAAGTGCTGACGGTACTAAATTATGGTTTCTACAAAATGGTGTAGATTACGTAGCTGATCTAGGAATGAACGGTGTTTTAGCCATTGAAAAAGCTACTTTCAATACTACTAGACCAGAACGTCCTAAGACTCCTATTGACAATACACCAGCAGTACTAGATATTACCGAGGATATTTAATATGCCAGTCCGAAAAAAGGATGGTAAATGGTATTGGGGTGGACAAGGCCCATTCAATTCTAAGAAGAAAGCCGAAGAAGTTGCTCAAGCTGCTTATGCTTCAGGCTATACAAAAAAAGGATGGTTAACTAATCCTCGTGGTTCTACAGACAGTAATAAACACGAAGATGCTGCTGAAGAAGAACGTCAACAAGGTTTCCGCTATCGAAAAGGTATGGGTGGTTGGGGACGAGGTGGTCAGCAAGAAGGAACCAAACCTACTATTCCACGCAGTAAAAACAGAAAACTAAAAAAAGATATGGCTTCAGGTTATGGTTCAGGGTTAAATGCCCAAGGTGACTCATTAAAACGTGGTGCTTATTGGGATCAAAGAACCAACAATAAAAAGACAGGGAATAAAAAAGAAGAGCATGAAGAAAGTGCTGTTCAAAAATTCCTGAAGTATGACCAAGGTAGGAGTATTAATCATCCTTCATATCCTCCAACACATAGTGGTCTACTTGGCCCTAAACGTATTGATTGGAAAAAGAAACATAAGACTCCTATTGATAACACTCAACCTACAGAATTTGTAGAGAAGAACGTTCAAAAACAAGTTGATTTATTTGAGATGCCTGACTTCTGGTTATCTAAGTTTATTGATATTAATCGACAAAGAGGTTTAGCATATATTTTAAAACAGTCTGAAGATGAGGAGGAGGAAATTGATCCTTCACCAGAGCCTGATGAACCTACACCAGATGAACCACAAGAAGATATTGATGGGGATGACGAACAAGATGTAGATGCTTCAGCAGGAGTAATTCAATGGGATACTGAAACAATGGGGCCACTTCCCCCAGATCGAATTCCTATAAGAGATGTTAGTCAGGCTCCGAAAGGAGTTCGGATTATTCAAGGGCCAAGAGGAGGATTATATTATTTAGAGGGGCAAGGTGATACAGCATCAAAACCCCCTGAATTTAATCGCCATACTGCAAATTTTGATCGCATTCGGGATAGTATGCAATCCGAAATAACAAAGTTTGAGAATCATGATAAAGCAATTGAGAATATGTTCGATAAGCATATGGAACGTCTAAAAGCTGAACATGGATTAAGTAAGGATGACGAAGAATATGTAAATAAACTAGCTGAAGCTGCCATGAATGATAAAGAATATCAGACATTTGAAAAGGCTAAAGAAGCATTATTAGGAGAGAGACGAGATTTTTATAGAGAACAGAGAAAGCCAATGGCAGAGGCTATGAATAGTTTATTTAAAAGTTTTGCAGACAATCCTCAAATTGAAGGTTTACCAGTACATATTAATCCTGATGTTACTTTACAAGCAGGGGCCGATTTTGCACAAACATTTATAAAACATGTTCAAGACGATGTGCATCAAGATTTTATGATGACAATGCATAGCGTACCTGTTCCTGATCCTGAGAAGGATTACAAAGAAATGACAGAAATGTATGTAAGTGGAACTGATATATTAAAAGAATTTACACCGCATTTACTTGTAGAGAGTCTACAGGGTGAGCGTAAATATGTAGACCCTTCTAAAACTAAAGACGCACGAAAATCGTTAGCAACTCTTGCTGAAGGTAATATGAATGATCCTAGAACAGGTGAACCAATGACTAGAGATGAGATGGCATATTGGGATCGGGTACGTAGAGGTCTTGATTATCATGAAGCATATTTGGAACAAGTGCTGAAAAGTAAAATAGAGCGTAAACATTTAGGTGGATATTATTTAGAGAAGGAGAATGTTCTTGCTCTTAATCCATTTCATGTGATAGATTTATTTGGTAATGATAAACAAAACTTTATGGATGCAATGCAAACAGTATCTCACGAACTATTGCATAGTGGAAGTCATGGAGAAACAGGACGAGATAGGGTAAATATATTACGTGCTATGAATGAAGGAATGGATAATATAAGATATTCTTCTGATGTAACAACATCACTTTATTCCAATGATGAAGGGGTTGTCGAACATTCAAATAAACTATTGGATCATTATAAATACTTTGTAGAAGAATGTCCTGTAGAATTAATGTCGCATATTGTTTTAGAAGATAAATATGGTATATCTAAAAAACCTAAAAATCGAGAAGAAGCTGCTGATCTAAATATAGAAACGTCAGCATTGGGTTATCCAGACATAGTTCCGGGGTTTGCAAAATGGATGTTAGCAAAACATAATGATAGTCCTAAAGCGGCTCGGAAAGATATGGTAGCTTTTTTAAATACGAAAGACCATAATAAACTTCAAGAAGAGTATATAAATTATTCTGCTGTTCATGCTTTAAGCCATAAGGCAGCAACTGACGAGGCTAATAATACGAATCATCGTCATAGT